ACGTGAAGAATAAAAGCAAGTCAGCAGAACCGACAACGCCGTCTTGGTTAAAGTCGCCGATAAGCCCATTAGGAAAATCGCTGGATGTAACGCCAAAGCCATCGGCTAACTGTTCAGCTATCTGCTCCAAGATGCCGGTAGTATCCAGCGTATCTAGCGACAGGTCAAGAGTAGCCGTAGTGCCGCCGATGCTGACGGTACCGTTGGGGAACACTAGGGTATTCGCTGTGCCGCTTGGTGTGCCGTCGGCTTCTTCGATGGTCAGCGTGCCGCCGCTGGTGATGCGCGCAGTATTGCCCGCGATGGCGACGGTGCCGTTGGTAAACACCAGCTTGTTGACCAGGCCGGTGGGCGCACCATCAAACTCCTCGACCGTAATTACGTTGTGCTCAAGTAGGTTGCTGGGTACGGCAACACCGACACGCAGCACCCGCACGTCGTAGGTCTGCTCCAAGACGTAGACCCGCTGGTCGGGGTCATACTGTATGTCTGAAGTATCGAAGTCGATAGACTGCACCTGGACGTTGCTGATGGTACCGCTCTGGCGATCCAGCGCAGAACGCACGGCAATGCCCAGGTCCATGGCTTGCTCATAGTCGCCGCTCAGACAGTACAGCTCCACGCGCGCCGTATCCAGCTTCGACGTACTGTTCTTCGTTGGGCTAGGCGTCGTATCGGTTACCGTGTATACGATGAACGGGGTGTCGACGTCCTGCTGTGCCAACTCTGGGTAGATGCGGTCGGCGCAGATATTGCCTACGTCGGTGCTGTCCTTGAGCAGCTTGTATATCGCTTTGCCTGTTTCCATTAGAGTCTAAACTTGTCGAAGATCTGACGATACTTCATAATCATAAGGCGCTCCATGATTGGCGTCATGCGCTCCAACGCCGGTGCAATTTTGCCAAAGTTGGTACTACCCACCGAACGGTTGCGGCCACCAACGTGGCCACCCTCTACGATACCCGCAAACCACCCGTCGTTGTTTTGTGAAACGCCGCCAGAGCGTGGACCGATGAATACATTGATGCGGCTACCGCGGCTATTACGCACCCCGATAGATCGTCTCAAAGTACCAGGTGTGATGTCCAAGTTCGGTCCAGCCTTACCACCGCGGGCACCGCTACGCCTAACCTCGAACACGCGCTTACTGCGCGGTATCTGTGGTTTGATGCGCTTGGCAGCTAGGCGGCCAATATCCCGGTTCGCTTTACGAAGCTCGCGCGCCATCTCCTTTGGGAACTGACCAAGACGACCGACCTGCTTAATCAGTTCGTCCAACCCTTCGACCTTCATCTTATCGGCCATCGCTTCCCTTCTCTTTGCAGAAGATGCGCAAGCCATCGCGGCGGCCTATCTCCTCGAATCCCAGTATCTCGTATTCGCGTGACTCAAACAAGATGACGTGGTCCTGGCTGATGCTGACGCCGGCCACGTCGTCGGTGGGGTTGGGGTGCCGTACCACAAACGTCACCGAGCGCTCTGGGAATATCTGGTATGCCTTCATACTCTCGCCCGCGCTACCGGCGTAGATCACTTCGGCCCACATGTTGGTGTCGGTCGTAGTGCTTACCGTAGGCTGGCCGTAGTCGTCCTGGCCATACGTCTCAGCGCGGTGCGTGATATACCTATCTCTGCGGCCCGCGTTCTTCATGGCTGGTAGATGATTCTAAATGGATTCAACAGCGCTTCCAATCCAAACTTGAGGCGGGTGGTGATGGTACCGATAACCTCTTCTTGCCGGTTCTCGTACATATGCGCAACCAGCAACCTGATGGCCTGAAGGACGGGCGCCGGCATCGTCGTATACCCAGCAGTGAACGTAATCACAACCGGCGTGAGTGCGTAGTCGTAGGTTGTCGGGTAGTCCCGAAACGCGATGCGCGCCGGCTGCGTAATCTCGTCGGTGTACCACAACGTCGTGGCCAGCGTCGTGAGGTCGGTGGTATAGTCCTTGTCTGCTGTCGTCTGGTACTTCACCTCGGTGATCGCGGTCACCGGTCCAATCGGGAAGTACGCTACCCGCCAGTCAGGCAAGTACCCGCGGGCCGTATAGCTGCCCAACTTAATGTTGCAGTGCTCCTCGACCCAGCTGATGGCAGCCGAACGAAGCGCACTAATCAAAGTATCCTCCTGCGTGTGCGTCACGCGCAAGTGTGCCTTGAGGTCGGCCACCGTGATGATAGTGTCCTGGTCTACTGCGGCGCCGGTAATCTCTACTTGCATAGCCTAAAAATAAGAAAGCCCGACGCAGTGCCGGGCTTTCTCGTTATTGTGAAGCCTAAGATTAGGCAGCGTTGTCGTGGAACGTGTACGCAGCACCGGCGTGGAGCACAGCGGCGTCAGCATAGCGGTGGATGCTGATACGAACCTGGTGGTTCAGGTCGAGCGTGTACGGGTTAATCACGATGTCGATACCACCAAACAGACCGAGGACGGCAGCTTGGTTAAAGTCAGCCATGATGCAGGAACCTTCAGCGGCTACACCGTTCGCTGGGAGCAAGTTGCTGACGTAGTATGGGTAACCCAAGCAGCTCATCTGACCCACGTTTGTGCGGTTGATAGCTGCACTAACGCTGTCAACAATGGCTTCAGAACCAAGCAAAGCGTGAGCTACGCTGTCAACGATGATTTGCACGTTGTTTAGATCAACACCAGCGGCAGCCAAAGCACCTTCACCGCCAAGCAAACCCGCGGCGCTGACGGCGGCGTCACTGTCACCGTCACCAGTACCGATGATGGTATCAAATACCAGCTTGTCCACCTCGCGGTTCATCTCCCTCACCATGTCCTGGGTAATCAACGCCTCAACAGCGGGACCACCTTGCAACATGAGTTGCTCGGTAACGGTAACGAAAGCACCGTAACGCTGTGGGGAGAGATCGCTGCTACCGATAGCGGTGCCAGCGTCGGCGGTCATAGCCACACCCTCGCCGGGGTTGCTGATGCTGGAAGCCGTACCCACTACAGGAACCTTGACATTACCAGTAAGGCCATTCAAAACACGTCCACCCATTTGCTGGAAGCGGGTAGGAGAAGCCAAAGCGGCAACACCTGCAGCGACGTTGGTGGGAACGAAGCCGGGAGAGTTCACCAAAGTTGAGGTGGCACCGAATTCGCCAGCGTCACCCAAGGCACGAAGCACAGCAGCGGGAACGCTAAGCTGTCCCTTCATGGCAACGTTAGAGCCGCGCACCTCGCGCAAAGCCTCCTCGGTGAACTCAGCAGCAACACCGGTGACACGCTTGCCCTGGTAGATGTCGCGAACGGCACCGGCCAAGTCGAAACGCTTGGTCATGTTGCGCATCTCTTTGGCGTGCGAACCCGAAGCCTCGCCAGCCAAGATGGCGCTCTCGGCAATCTTCGCGTCTTCACGCTTCACCTTGAGCTGAACATCAACTTTACGAATCTCACTAGCGAGGCGCTCCAATTCTGCCACGTCGGTGTCAGACAGGTCACGCTCCTCAAGCTCAGCGCTCTTTTTTACGTCCTCGCGCTGGTCGACGTATTGTGCCCGCAATGCTTGCAGGTCTTTGATGGGAAGGTCAGTCATTGTCATTGTCACTTTCTGACCGCGCAAATACTGAGGCGGCCTGATACGCTGGGTAAGTTACAGGACTTACGTCAATTAGTTTGGACACTTTGTCAATTACGCGAACCTCATTTTCATCTCTTGACTCCTCGCCAATCATAAAGGCGAATGAGCTTTGGTTGATGTCGCCGCGCTTGATCATCTCGTACAGGTCTTTGCCGGCCTGCGTGTTGCTCAACGTAGCACGGTAGTGCAAACCGGTATCGTCTTGGCTCAGTTCCAAGGTGCCGTTGGTAGTCCTAGCCAGTGGCACGCCGTCGTGGTTGATGAGCAACCGTACATCGTCCTCGAGTACGTCAGAGAATGCACCTGGGGCAATGCGCTCTTGGAATGGGCCGATGTCGGTAACGCTGTCAAATACCGCGGCGTAGCCTTCGACCACCATCTCGTCGCCATCTGCGGCGCGCATCTCGGCGGCTCGGTACTGTACG